CGGCTGCGCGCCGGTGCGATCAGTTCGGCCAACGCGGCTGACTCCTCGATCAGCGGATCGATCCGCTGCTTGGAGTTGCGCTTGGCCATCTCCACCGTCGGCCAGACCGCCATCATCGGCCCCGGCGCATGGTGAATGACGTAGCCGATCCAGTTCGACCCCATTTCGGTCGCGCCGAGCTGCGCCGCCTTCATGAACGCCACGCGCTCAACCGGCGAAGTCGGCGACAGGCAATCCATGATCGCCTTCAGGTACGGCGTGCGGCTGGTGCGCCAGCGCCCGGGTTCGGCAGACGCCTTGCTGGAGAGCATCCGGTGGCGATCTGACCATTCCGATACCGTGAGCAGCGGGTCTGGCGTCAGCCCGTCGCGCCATGCGCGCTCGATCTCAAGAACACCCTCGTAGTCATTCTCCATGGCTAGTTTTGCTACCATTTGCTTGGGCGACGGGCTAGAGGTTTGCGCCATCCTCGTTCTGTTAACCACAGAAAGAATTCGCAGATGAAAATTCTGTCGTTGCCCACCCTAATCGACTCGAACGCTTAGCGCACCCAACTCTTGCAGGTGCTCGCGCACAGCAGATTCGAGAGCCACATGCATCTGGTGCGCGTCGATGCCGAGCGTGGACGCCATCTGGCCGGAGATGCGTGCCGGCCAGTTGAGCCAGGCATCGCGCTCCACCCGGGCCAGTTTGAACACGTGGGCCACGGCCTGCGCCCGATCCACCAGTTCCTTCTTTCGGTGCGCCAGCTCCAGGTTGTTGAGCTTGGCCTTGAGCACCTCGTTGACCGTGCGCGCCTGCAAGAGTGAGGTGCCGCCTGCCGACATCGGCGATGCGCTGGTGTCGGCGACGTCGCGCTGCGGTGTTGCTTCAGCGGGCGGGGGCGCGGGGCGCGCCCTCGTGGTGCCTGCCTTTTCCTGCGCAGCGGCGCTGCGCGGCTGCAATGTGTTTTGTGCCCACTGGGCGTCCGCCGTCTCCGGATCAATCGTGCCGTCTGGCAGCGGCGTGATCCGCCCGGTGTCGATGGCCTTTTTCACGGCCACGTGCGACACGCCACGGTGGCGCGCGTAGGCGCGAATCGAGAGTCCCATCGTCACCTTCACTCATTTGTTCGTCATGTCCGCAGATTGAGCTTGGCTTCCATCGGGAACAGCGCGTTCATCACGTCACGCCAACCACCCCCGAAAGGAAAACGCCATGAGCCAGATCGACACCATCCTCACCCTCATCGCCCAGAAGCATCTCGGCATCGAAACCCTGCAAACCCGCAACGCGGACAGCCTCGACTTCCACGACACGGCGGTGTGGTGCCTCAAGGACGCGCTGGAGGCGGCCTTCAAGGCGGGCGTCGAACTTGGTGCATCAATGCCGAAGGCCACGGAAGCAGAGATCGCCAAGGGCTGATCGAGAAGCAACAGAGCCAAGCAGACGTCGCTTTGCTTGTCTCCAGAACAGCGCGTTCATCACATCGTCATCCACCACCCCGAAGGAGCATCCCATGACCACCACCAACCTGACCCCGGCACAGCACGCCATCCTGGCCAAGGCCATCAACACCAGCAGCGGCAAGATCGAATGGTTCCCCGACAACATCAAAGGCGGTGCGCGCAAGAAGGTGCTCGACGGGATGTTCAACCGTGCCCTGATCACCACCGACGGCACCGACTGGTTTGTCGCCGCCGAGGGCTACGACGCCCTGGGAATGCCACGCACCGGAGTGAATACGGGCATCGGTCAATGGGAAGCCAATCTCGACCAGATCATCGCTAACGCAGAAGGCACGCAAGCCGCCGCGAGTGATCCTGAAATGGAAGCCGCCGTAGCCGCCGCCGAAGCAACGTGGGTCAAGCCGCGCACCCGCGACAACAGCAAGCAAGCCGAAGTGATCCGGATGCTGCAACGCCCCGAGGGCGCAACCATCGGCCAGATCTGCACCGCCACCGGCTGGCAGGCGCACACGGTGCGCGGCACATTTGCCGGAGCCTTCAAGAAAAAGCTGGGCCTGACGATCGTGTCGGACAAACCGCAAGGCGGGGAACGTGTGTACCATATCGCCTGATCAGAAAGATCGAGAAAGAGGCCAAGTGGCGCTTGGCTTCTCAATCGAACAGCGCGTTACTACGGGTGTCGCAACGATCAACCCGAAGGAGCAGCCACCATGACCACCAGCCAGATCCCCGCCACCCAGAACGACACCTGGGGCTTTTGGGGCACGATCTCCGAGCACGCCAGCGCGGCATGGCCCCTTGCGATGGTCGCCATCTCGGACGCCACCAGCCAACCCCTCGAATCGGTAAGGGTCTTCCTCGACAGCCGCCACGGCCGCCATTTTGCAGACGACGTCCAGAACGGGCTTTACGAGGGCAAGGCCCTGGCGGACGCGATCAACGCAGCCACCCAGCGTTGGATGGGCTGGACGATTGGCCGTCAAACCAGCAAGCAATACGGCATCCCGCGCGGCCTGCCTTACCTGACGGGCTTTGTGATTCACTGCGAGATCGTCGAGGAATCGCTGGCCGCCTGATCAAGCAACGCGCCATCCGCCTCGCGGGTGGCCTGCTTCCCGGTGAAGTCCTCCCACCGGCGCACGACCACGTCCACGTACTTCGGATCGAGTTCGATCAGCCGCGCAACGCGGCCTGACTTCTCCGCTGCGATCAACGTCGTGCCGGAGCCGCCAAAGGGATCGAGCACCACGTTGCCGGGTCGGCTCGAATTGCGGATCGCCCGCTCGACCAGCTCCACCGGCTTCATCGTCGGGTGCAGATCGTTCTTCTGCGGCTTCTTGATGTTCCAGACGTCCCCCTGGTCGCGGTCACCACACCAGTGGCGTGTCGCCCCCTCGGGCCATCCGTACAGGATCGGCTCGTATTGGCGCTGGTAATCGGCCCGACCCAACGTGAAGGTGTTCTTGGCCCAGATGATGAACGTCGACCATTTGCCACCGGCGGCGCGGAAGGCGGCCTGCAGCACATCCAGTTCGCTCGAGGACATCGCCACATAGATCCCGCCCCGGCAATGGGCGACGGTCGGAGCCAGCGCGGCCAGCAGGAAGTCGTAGAAGCCGTCACCCAGGTTGTCGTTGAGGATCGCGCGATCCTTGCCGCGCATCTTGTCCTTGGCGCTGTTGGCGTAGTTCACGTTGTACGGCGGGTCGGTGAAGACCATGTCCGCCACTTCGCCTTGCATCAGCAGGTCGAAGCTCTCGGCCACGGTCGAGTCGCCACACAGCAGCCGGTGCTGGCCCATGATCCAGACATCGCCCGGACGCGAGATGGGTGTCTCGCTGACCTCAGGCACCGCATCCTCGTCGGTCTGACCCTCGTTGTCCGGCTCGTCGCCCGCGATCAGTTCGGCCAGCGCGTCGGCGTCGAAGCCGGTGATGTCGAGGTCGAATCCTTCCAGCTGCAAGGCTTCCAGTTCGATGCGCAACATCGCGTCGTCCCAACCCGCGTTCTCGGCGATGCGGTTGTCCGCGATGACCAGGGCGCGGCGCTGGGTCGGCGTCAGGTGATCGAGCACGACCACCGGTACCCGTTCCAGACCCAGCTTCTGGGCGGCGGCGAGACGACCGTGCCCCGCGACGATGATGCCGTCGCTGCCCGCAAGGATCGGATTGGTGAATCCAAACTCCGCAATGCTGGCGGCGATCTGCGCCACCTGCTCCTCGGAATGGGTGCGCGCGTTGCGGGCGTAGGGCAGCAACTTGGGCGTAGGCCACTGTTCGATCTTGTCGGCCAGCCAGTTCATGCCACCACCTCAGCATCAGAGGTGGCGACGCGTTCGGCGGCGACCTGTTCGAACGATTGGCCTGTTGCCAGCAGCGTGACCGGCACACCGGGGTGGTTCTGCTGGAAGCGCTTGATGGCGACGTCCACGTACTCCGGAGCGATTTCCACACTGCGGCAGATGCGGCCGGTGCGCTCGGCGGCCAGCATCGTTGTGCCGCTGCCGCCGAAGGGCTCAAACACGATGTCGCCCGCGTCCGTGTAAGCCTCGATCACTAATTCCGGCAGCGCCACCGGGAACACGGCCGGGTGGTCGATGTCCTGGCCGATCTTGCCCTTGTGGCGCATCACGCGGATCACCGAGTCGGGGATACGGGTGTCTTGCGTCGGCAGCCCCTTGTGCGTCCAGCCGCCCACCTCGCCATCCTTGCCACGCATCGCCGTGGAGGAGCCATCGGCGC